GGTGACACGTTTAATGTTAATGTTACGATGTTTGGCCGTTTGGCAACTCCCATTTTTCCGGTTATGGATAATCTCCATTTGGACTCATTCTTTTTCTTTGTTCCTAATCGTTTGGTTTGGACGAATTGGGTTAAGTTTATGGGGGAGCAGGATAACCCTGCCGATTCTATTTCTTACACTATCCCACAACAAGTATCCCCAACTGGTGGATACGCTATCGGGTCCTTACAGGACTATCTTGGTCTTCCGACGGTTGGTCAGGTCGGTGCTGGTAATACGGTTTCACACTCGGCTTTACCTACCCGCGCCTACAATTTAATTTATAACCAATGGTTTCGTGATGAAAATCTTCAGAATTCCCGTATTGTGGACAAAGGCGATGGCCCTGATGCCGCCGCCGCTACTAACTATGCAATCCTTCGACGTGGCAAGCGTCATGATTATTTCACTGGCTCGCTTCCGTGGCCCCAAAAAGGCGGTACTCCTGTAAGTCTGCCTTTGGGTACTTCGGCGCCTGTTATTGGTAACGGTAGCGTTCCTAATTTTACTGGTGCTAGTTTTTCTAACCAAAATCTTTACAGCAAGCCTGATACCACTTCTGGTGGATCTTCTATTAACAATGCTGTTTTTGGTTCTGGTGCTTCTTCTGGTACTGAAGGTTCTATTAAGTTTGGTTCTGAGTCTGGTTTGTACGCTGATCTTTCTTTAGCTACTGCTGCTACTATTAACCAGCTTCGTCAGTCTTTTCAGATTCAAAAGCTTCTTGAACGCGATGCTCGAGGTGGTACTCGTTACACTGAGATTTTGCGTTCTCATTTTGGCGTTACTTCGCCTGACGCTCGTTTACAGCGTCCTGAATATTTGGGTGGTGGTTCAACCCCTATCAATATTTCTCCTATTGCTCAAACTTCCGGTACTGGTGTTACAGGTTCTGCTACACCTCAAGGTAATTTGGCTGCTATGGGTACTTACATGGCTAAAGGCCATGGTTTTACACAATCATTCGTGGAACACGGTTATGTGATTGGTGTTGTTTCTGTTCGCGCTGATCTTACTTATCAGCAAGGTCTTCGTCGACATTGGTCGCGTTCTACTCGTTACGATTATTATTTTCCTGTGTTTGCTATGCTTGGTGAGCAAGCAATTTTGAACAAGGAAATTTACGTTACTGGTGGTTCTACTGATTCTCAGGTTTTTGGTTATCAGGAGCGTTGGGCCGAGTATCGGTACAACCCTTCTGAGATTACTGGTCTTTTCCGTTCAACGGCAGCGGGTACTATTGACCCGTGGCACTATGCGCAAAAGTTTACGGCTTTGCCTACTTTGAATAGCACATTCATTCAAGATACGCCGCCTTTGGCTCGTAACTTGGCTGTTGGTGCTTCTGCAAATGGTCAGCAGCTTCTTCTCGATGCTTTTTTCAATATTACTGCTGCTCGTCCTTTGCCTATGTACTCTGTACCTGGTCTTATCGATCATTTTTAAGCTCGTGCGGTTTACACCGCATGAGCCGAAAGGTTCACTATGTTCGATTGGCTTACTGCCCCTATTGCAAGCGTTGCTTCTGGTGTCGCTGGTTTTCTTGGTCAACAAGATACCAACGCCCAGAACATGGAGCTTGCTCGTGAAAACACTGCTTTTCAGGAGCGTATGAGCAATACTGCTTATCAACGTCAAGTTAAGGATCTTGAGGCTTCTGGCCTTAATCCTATGCTTGCTTACGTTAAAGGTGGTGGTGCTTCTACACCTTCTGGTTCTGTTGCACAGGTTTCTAATCCTGTGTCTGCTGCTGCTTCATCTGCTGAGTCTGCGTCTCGTGTATCGAAGTCTTCTGCTGACATTGAAAATGTTGGTGCAGATACGATTAACAAGCGCGCTCAGCGTTATTTGATTGAAGCTCAGACTGGTCTTGCCGGTACTACTTCTGATGAGAAGCGTTCTCATATTTCTTTGATGGAGTCTCAGGCTAATAAGATTGCTGCTGAAATTAAGAATATCCCTCTTGAAGGCGATCGCTTAATTGCTTTGGCTAAGCAGCTTCGCACTACTACTGAGCTTACTGGTTTTCAGATTGGTACTGAAGAGCAACGTGCTAAACAGATGTCTTGGATGGCTGTTAAGACGATGCTTGAAGGTGATTTGCTTGGCTTAGATAAAGCCGCTATTCTCAAAGCTGAGAATTTTGGTAAAGAGTTTGGTCAGTATAAAGGCATCATTGATGCCTTGATTTCTACGTTCCGTATGCTTAAACGTTAAGGATTTTTTATGAAGTTTATTTCTGCTTATGATAGTCACGACGCCCGTTCTAATGAGACTGGGCTTAAGTGCTTGGATTCGTCTTTAACTCAACAGCAGTTCAAAGAGGAAGCTGATATCAACACTATTGTTGATCGTTTTATGAAGACTGGTCATTTGCCTGATCCAGTCTCTATGCCTCAGTATGTTGATTACGAAGGCATTTTTGATTTTCAGTCTGCTATGAATGTTGTTCGTCAGGCTGATGAGAATTTTATGCGCATGGATGCTAAAGTCCGTGCTCGTTTTAATAACAATCCTCAAGAGTTTTTGCAATTTTTTGCTGATCCTTCTAACGCTGAAGAGGCGGTTCGCCTTGGTCTGGCCGTGCCTCAAGCCAAGGAGTTCACCTCTTCCGTTAAGTCGGATTCTGTGGCTGAATAGCCTTTAGGGACAGTTCGCTACTTGATGTAACTGTCCCTATTGACACCTTTTTGTTTTTCTGTTCTACTGGAGTCATCATGAAACCTCTTCATCGTCACAATGCTAACAAGCACGCAAGTGCTACTTCGTTCAAGCGCAACATCAAGACCACTAAGCTGATTAACATCACTGCTGGTCCTATGCGCGGCGGTATCCGTCTTTAAGGCCTAGGTGTGCTCCACTCTTTGGTCACACCCTCAACACGGTCCTATCAAGTGCGGACAATGCATAGAGTGTCGTTTAGCCTACTCGAGAGAGTGGGCGATTCGAATCACTCACGAGCAACAGATGCACAAGGTGTCTTGTATGCTGAACCTCACCTATAGCGATGCTTGGCTTCCGGAACATGGTCAACTTTATAAAGATGACCTGCAGCGCTTTTTTAAGCGCCTGCGTAAAGCGGGTTTCAAGTTTCGTTATGTTGCTTCTGGTGAGTACGGCGATCAGACCAAACGTCCGCATTTTCATATCGCGCTGTTTGGAGTTGATTTTGCTGATGATCGTCGCGCTTTTGGCCGTGCTTCTGGCGGTGACCGTACCTATGTTTCTAATGTAGTGTCTAAGGTCTGGCCTCAGGGTAACCATCTTATTGGTGCCCTTAATTTTGAGTCTGCTGCATACATTGCCCGATACATCTTGAAAAAGATTAAGGGCTTGCAACAACCAGCTCCTTTACACATTGATGATGTGACTGGTGAGGTGTTGTTGCCTAATCCGGAGTTTATGCTTATGTCGAAAGGCATTGGCCGTTCATGGTTCCGTGATTATTTTATGTCGGATGTTTTTCCGACTGCTTCTGTGATTACTTCCCAAGGAAGTAGAGCTCCCGTTCCTCGTTATTACAAATTTTTGTTAAAGGAGTTAGGGTCTGATCTTGCACTGGACATGCAATATCGTTCGTCGGCGCGAGCCGAGTTGGAAGTCGAGCGTTTAGCCTTTGAGAATCTTCCTGTTCGTAAGAGTGCTCGTTCTTTAGTTAGCACTTCTCGTTCTAGTTTGTCAAAACGTATTTTATAATTTAAAGGTCATTTATGCATTTATTTGTTGTTTCGGTAAAAGATCGCGCAGCCGATGTTTTTAACCGTCCTTTTTTTGTTCCTCATCGCAATGTTGCTATTCGCGATTTTACTGATGAAGTTAATCGGACTGCTGCTGATAATCAGCTTTCTAAGCATCCTGATGACTTTGATCTGTATCTTCTAGGTGAGTTTAACGACGCTACTGGCGAGTTTTCTATTTCTCAACCTCAGGTCCTTGTCCGTGCCAAGGATGTAATCCAGTCTTCTTGACCCTTGGACCCCTTCGGGGGTCCTTTTTTCTTTTGGAGTATTTATGTTTCACAATAAATCGGTTGATGCACACAATTTTGCAATGGTTCCCCGTGCTGACATCCCCCGTTCTCGATTTTCTATGCAGAAAACTCTTAAGACAACTTTTGACAGTGGTCTTCTAGTTCCTATTATGTGTGAGGAGGTTTTGCCCGGTGACACGTTTAATGTTAATGTTACGATGTTTGGCCGTTTGGCAACTCCCATTTTTCCGGTTATGGATAATCTCCATTTGGACTCATTCTTTTTCTTTGTTCCTAATCGTTTGGTTTGGACGAATT